CTGCTGCGAAGAAGGGTTCCTCGAACAGCTTCATCTCGTATGTAGATGCAGATATGACGACCTTGGTCAACGACGTTCGCGATGCTGCCAATAAGTCGGCAGTCAGCGGTGGTCGTGTCAAGGGCTTCATTGCTACTCGTACGACCGGCGCTACGTGGGCAACCACGACGAAGGCTGTTGGGGCGGACGGTACCGCTGGCGACAACACGGACAGCGCGACTGTCTTGTACGATGGTGATTTTACACCATTCGCAGCCTGCGTTGACGG